AGGTAGAGATAAAACTATTAAAAACACTAATAAAAATAGAGGTAAAGGAACTACTAAAACTAATTTAGGTCAAGGCGTTAGTAAGTGTTGGAATGGTGTTTGTGAAAAAGTAGATGATATAGTAAGCAGAGATTCAGGTAAAAAAAGAAAAACTAAAATACCATCATCAAGAAAAGAAACTACTATAGATAAAGATCCTTCTGGAAAAAGAGATGGTATAAGTTTCCCTAACTTTACTTTAAATGGTCTTAATTTTAGCTCTGGAACTTTAAAAGGAATAGGTGGAAGTTTAAGAGGTAGAAAAGGTAGAAGAAGAGACAATCCATTAAATATAGATTCTGAAGATGCTTATTACGAAGATGAAATGGGTAATATGATGACATAATGGAAAAGAAAAAATTTAACGAAACTAAAATAGGGGCTTTTCTAGCAAGTAAAGCTCCTAGGGTTTTATCTGCGTTAGGTGACGTACTTCCTAATCAAGGAACACTAGGCTTAGTAAAAAATCTTATATCAAGTGATAATAAGATTAAGGCTATTGATAAAGAACAAGCTATGAAGCTTATAGACCAAGATATAGCTGAGATGAAAGAGGTTTCTAGCAGATGGGGTAGCGATATGAAAAGTGATTCTTGGCTTTCTAAAAACACTAGACCTTTAGCTCTAGCGTTTTTAACAGTATCTGCAGTTTTCATGATGGCTGTAGATTCATTTCATTTACAATTTGACGTAGATGAATCATGGATAAACTTATTAAAAACTTTACTAGTAACAGTTTACGTAGCATACTTCGGAAGTCGTGGTGCTGAAAAAATTACAAAAATAAATAAATAAAAAATGGCAGCAGGAACAATAAAAGTAGATATAGCTGGATTAGCAGGCAATGAAGCGGCTCAACCAAGAGTATTTGCACATAGCGCTTATCAAATACCAACACCAGCATTGACTGGAACTGAAAATACTTATCCAGCACCAGCTGATGATACTACGTCTACTATAAGTAGAGGATCTTGTATATATGTAGGTGCAGCAGGTAATGTCAAAGTCACTATGGAAGATGAAAGTATTGTAATATTTAAAGGCGTAACAGCTGGTTCTTTTTTACCTATATTAGCTTTGAAAGTACACGGGGCAAATGTTGGTGGGACTGGGCTTGGTACAACAGCAACTGATTTAGTAGCTTTATTTTAAATGAGCATGGGCATGGGATTAACTATCCCAAACATAAGTAATCTACCTGGCGTATCAAGACCTGGAAGTGGCACTACTGATAAATACAGTTTAAATTTTATAACTGCAAATAGTAGCCAAGTTAGATACACTCCTCAGACCATAACAAATGGTAGTAGTATAAATTTATGGTTTAGATATACTGGAGATCCACTAGCAGGTGGTTTATTAAATGCTGGAGTTGTTTTATTTGGACACTCTGGCGCAAGTCCATTCGCTCAAGTGAAACTTATGAGAAAAACAGTTAATGGAGAAAATAGAATTCTTATAAGATTATCTGTTCAAAGCGCTTCAGGTCAAGAAACTAAAGATTATATATCTACTAATATACTTAATAATACAGACTGGTTAAATCTTAATATTTCTTATGGCGCGTTTTTACAACAAAACATATCAAATATTAAAGTTTATTTAAATGGTGTTGCATTAAGCGTGGATAGCGAAGATAAATGGACAGTAAATCCTCAATATTCAGCATTTGGTAATAACCGAACTAACAGTACAGTTAGTGGATTTCAAGGTCAAATAACTCAATTTGCTCAATTTGGTCCAGTGCCAAATACTATTATATCTGCTTCACAAGCGCTAGCTATATACAATAGTGGTGAACCAGCTGACTTATCAAGTTATAATCCAACTATATGGTATGAATTTAAAGAAGGTCCAGGAAACTCGGGAAGTTTTAATTATTTAGTTAACTCCGGATCACTTACGAATGTTAATTCTATTATTACCAACCCTGGAAACTTTTCAACAATATTTCCGAGTTAAACAACAAACAACAAACAATAAAATCAAATAAAATCAAATAAAATGGCAAAAAAAATAACAAAAAAAGAATTAGAATCAATTAAAGAATTACAGAATAAACTTAATAATATTATTCAAAATATTGGAGTGTTAGAAGCTCAAAAACATAGATTTCTACATGAAGTAGCAGACTGTAATAAAGAAGTAGATGACTTTAAAGTAAAACTAGAATCTAAATACGGGTCTGTTAATATTAACCTTGAAGATGGTACTTATACTGATGTGAAAGAAGATGTTAAAAGCGATAAGGAAGATTAGTATAGGTTCTGATTATAAAAATGATGCTATGCATTATTCTATAGGCCAAGAGGTTTATGGAGGTCATATTATTAAAACAATAATTTTTGAACAAGAAGATCAATCGTATAATATTTTTATATCTAAAAACGATGAAGTGCTACCCTGGAAAAAGTTTAATTGTAATATGGCTATATCTGTAGAATATGATTTAAAATATTAATGAATAGTATTTACGATTATATAATAGAGCCTATTGGCGAAAGATATAATAATGTTAAAAAAATAGATAAAAAAGAACTAATTTTAAATACTAAAATAGAAACTTTTAAATCTGTAAACAAAAAAGCTAAAGTTGTAAGTGTTCCAAAAGCTTACAACTTAGATATAAAAATAGGTGATATAGTATATGTTCATCATAATGTTTTTAGAAGATTCTACGATATGAAAGGTAGAGAAAAGAATAGTAGATCTTATTTTAAAAATAATTTATATTTTTGTTCAGTTGATCAAATATATTTATACGAAAGAAATAATATAAGAAAATCTTTTTTAGATAGATGTTTTGTGAAGCCTTTAGTCTCTAAAAAACTTGGAGATAAAACAATACCTAACAAAGGTATTTTAAAATATGGAAATAAGTTGTTAAAAAACTTAAACATAGTTGAAGAAGACTTAGTTGGTTTTCCTAATGCTAGAGAGTGGGAATTTGTGATAGATGAAGAATTATTATATTGTATGAAATCAAAAGACATATTAATTAAATATGGACATAAAGAAGACCAAAAAGAGTATAATCCAAGCTGGGCAAAAGGCTATTGAGGAATTAATTAAGGTGGCAAAAGAAAAGATTGTTGACTCAGACGACGATGTAAGCGCTGATAGATTAAAAAATGCTGCCGCAACAAAAAAATTAGCGATAATGGATGCTTTTGAAATTCTTTCAAAAATTAACGAAGAGGAAGAAATGTTAATGGAAAAAAGCAAAGAGGTTAAGGAAGAAAGAAATTTTAAAGGATTTGCAGAAGGGAGAAGTAAGTGAGTTACGAACAAACTCTTTGTAAAGAAATTAAGGACGTTGTAAATACTAAGATATTAGCTAAAAACAATAGATTTAAAAAATGGGATTATGGTTATAATTCTGATTATGATTTTATAGTAATAAGTAAAACTGGAAAAATTGGACAAATCATTGAAATACAGAATCTCAGGATTGCTTTACCAACAGCAGATGAACCGTTTAAACGAAGTAAAGAAAAAGCGGAACAACGTTGGGAAAGACAAGAGTACCCAAAAGAACTAAATAGAATTAAAAGTAGGTTTGATTGGGAGGAATACCCATCAGATTTTAAAGAAAAGTGGTACGATTATATAGATGAAGAATTTACTAGACGAGAACAAGGATTTTGGTTTTATAACAACGGTGTTGCTACTTACATTACTGGCACTCATTACATGTACTTGCAATGGTCAAAGATCGATATTGGAGCACCAGACTATAGAGAAGCCAATAGATTATTCTTTATATTTTGGGAAGCATGTAAGGCAGATAACAGATGTTACGGGATGTGCTACCTTAAGAACAGACGATCTGGATTTTCATTTATGTCCTCGGCAGAACTTGTTAACCAAGCGACCATATCAAGTGACTCCCGATTTGGTATACTCTCTAAATCTGGAGCAGATGCTAAAAAAATGTTTACAGATAAAGTCGTCCCAATATCCGTTAACTATCCGTTTTTCTTCAAACCGATCCAGGACGGTATGGATCGTCCTAAAACAGAACTTGCATACAGAGTTCCAGCTTCGAAGCTTACTAGAAGGAAGCTTGAGAGCAATGAGCAACTAAGAGATCTAGACGGACTTGATACAACTATTGACTGGAAAAACACAGGTGATAACTCTTATGATGGTGAAAAGCTAAAATTATTAGCTCATGATGAAAGTGGTAAATGGGAAAGACCTGATAATATATTAAACAATTGGAGAGTTACAAAGACTACATTAAGATTAGGATCTAGAATAGTAGGAAAATGTATGATGGGCTCAACTTCAAATGCGCTAGACAAAGGTGGAAACAACTTCAAAAAATTATACTATAATTCAGACGTTACAAAAAGAAATAGAAATGGACAAACTTCTTCTGGACTCTATTCTTTGTTCGTCCCTATGGAGTGGAACTACGAAGGATTCATGGATTCTTACGGATCACCTGTTTTCATTGGAAAAAAAGATCCTGTCAAAGGAGTCGACGGTTTTGAAATTACAACAGGCGTTATCGAACACTGGGAAAACGAGGTTGAAGGCTTAAAGTCAGATCAAGATAGTTTAAACGAATATTACAGACAGTTTCCAAGAACTGAAAAACATGCTTTTAGAGATGAAACTAAACAAAGTCTTTTTAATCTTACTAAAATATACGAACAAATTGATTATAATGAAGATTTTAATAACAGAACAAATATAACTACAGGTAGTTTTCAGTGGCTTAATGGTGTTAAAGATACAGAAGTAATATTTGTACCAAACAAAGATGGTAGATTTAGAATTAGCTGGGTGCCACCTAAATTACTTCAAAATAAAGTTATTATAAAAGGTGGAATTAAATATCCAGGTAATGATCATGTAGGTGCTTTTGGTTGTGATAGTTATGACATTAGTGGTACTGTTGATGGTAGAGGCTCTAAAGGATCATTACATGGGTTAACTAAGTTTTCTATGGATGAAGCGCCGTCTAATCATTTTTTCTTAGAATATATATCAAGACCACAGACGGCTGAAATATTTTTTGAAGATGTACTAATGGCTTGCGTATTTTATGGAATGCCTATACTAGCAGAAAATAATAAACCTAGATTATTATACTATTTTAAACGTAGAGGTTATAGAGGTTTTTCAATGAATCGTCCTGATAAAATTTGGAATAAACTTTCTACAACAGAAAAAGAAATAGGTGGAATACCTAATTCAAGTGAAGACATTAAACAAGCACACGCTGCTGCTATTGAAGCTTACATCGATACTTATGTAGGTTTAAAAGAAAACGGATATGGAGATATGTATCATCAAGATACATTAGAAGATTGGGGAAAATTTAATATAAATAATAGAACAAAGCATGATGCTTCTATTAGTTCTGGACTTGCTATTATGGCTTGTAATAGAAATAAATATAAACCAATAGCAGACAGAACGTTAAAAAAAGTAAATTTAGGAATAAAAAAGTATAACAACGATGGATTTCTTTCAAAAATTAATAAATAAATGATATACACTAACACTAGAAGCTCTTTTCCAGATCAAGTAATTCCACAAGAAGAGAAAATGACTGCAGAATATGGTCTGCAAGTAGCAAGAGCTATAGAAGGTGAATGGTTTAGCCAAGGAGTTGGCGGTAATAGATATTCTTTTAATTATACTATTTTTCACCAACGAAGACTTTATGCTAGAGGAGAACAGTCTGTTCAAAAATACAAGGATGAATTATCTATTAATGGTGATTTGTCTTACTTAAACTTGGACTGGAAACCAGTCCCTGTTATACCTAAGTTTGTAGACATTGTTGTAAATGGTATGTCAGACAAAATGTATGATATAAAAGCTTTTTCTCAAGATCCAGCTTCGCAAAAGAAAAGAACTGAATACGCTAATAAAATATATAGAGATATTCAAGCTAGAGAGTTTATTCAGACTATGCAGCAGGAATTAGGCATAGATCTTAAAGAAGCTCCAGCTGGCGCTCCTGAGACTGAAGAAGAATTAGAAATACACATGCAGTTAGACTATAAACAGTCTATTGAAATTGCAGAAGAAGAGTTAATAGAAAATACTTTAGCTAAAAACAAATATGATTTAACTAGAGCTAGATTTAATAGAGACTTAGTTGTTTTAGGTATTGGAGCTGTTAAAACTTCTTGGAATAAATCAGAAGGTATTGTCGTTGACTATGTTGATCCAGCTAATTTAGTTTGGTCTTATACAGAAGATCCTAATTTTGAAGATATATATTACGTTGGCGAGGTTAAAAACATTAGTTTGCCAGAACTTAAAAAAGAGTTTCCTGAATTAACTAACAAGCAATTAGAGCAAATACAAAAATTTCCAGGTAATACTAACTATACTAGAAACTGGACAGGTAAAGATAACAATAACACTGTACAAGTATTATATTTTGAATATAAAACTTATATGGATCAAGTGTATAAAATAAAATACACTGAAAACGGTTTAGAAAAAGCTTTAGAAAAACCTGACTTTTTTAATCCACCACCAAGCGATAACTTTGACAAAGTATCTAGGTCAATAGAAGTATTGTATTCTGGAGCTAAGATATTAGGCCATGACATAATGCTAGACTGGAAAATAGCAGAGAATATGACTAGACCTTATTCAAACACTGTTAAAGTTAATATGAATTACCAACTAGTTGCACCTCATATGTATAAAGGTCGTATAGAGTCAACTGTAGAACGTATGATAGGTTTTGCTGATATGATTCAATTAACTTCCTTAAAACTGCAGCAAGTTCTTTCTAGAGTGGTTCCTGACGGTGTATTTATGGATGTAGATGGATTAGCAGAAGTAGATCTAGGTAACGGTACTAATTACAACCCAGCTGAGGCATTAAATATGTATTTTCAAACAGGTTCTATAGTTGGTAGATCTATGACTCAAGATGGTGATATTAACCAAGGTAAAATTCCAATACAAGAGTTAAATACTTCTTCAGGTGGTCAAAAAATAAACTCTCTTATATCAACGTATGAGTATTATTTAAAAATGATTAGAGATGTAACAGGACTTAATGAAGCTAGAGATGGTACTATGCCAGACAAGCAATCATTAGTTGGTTTACAAAAACTTGCTGCAGCCAATTCAAATGTAGCAACTAGACATATATTAAATGCTAGTTTGTTTTTAACATTAAGAGCTTGTGAAAATATATCATTAAGAGTTGCTGACAGTATACAGTTTGATTTATTAAGAGAAAGTTTAATAGACAGTATAAGTCTATACAATGTAAAAACATTAGAAGAAATACAAAATCTTCACTTATATGATTTTGGTATATACCTAGAGATTGAACCAGATGAAGAAGCTAAAGCGTCACTAGAACAAAATATACAAGTAGCTTTACAACAGCAGTCAATAAGTTTACCAGACGCTATAGAGATACGAGAGATAAAAAACTTAAAATTAGCTAATAAGTTATTAAAACTCAAACAAGAACAAAAAGCTGAAAAAGATCAACAAAATAATTTAGCTAATATAAAAGCTCAAGCAGATGCAAATGCACAAGCTTCTGAAAGAGCAGCTATGGCAGAAGTACAAAAGCAACAAGCGTTAGCTCAAACGACATTACAAATTGAACAAGGAAAATCTCAATTTGAATTACAAAGAATGCAGAGCGAAACTGAATTAAAAAAGCAATTAATAGAATTACAATATGGGTTTGACAAAGAGTTGAAAGCTATGGAAGTTCAAGGTATGAGAGACAAAGAAGCTTTTATAGAAGATCGTAAAGATGAAAGAACCAAGATACAGGCAACTCAACAAAGTCAACTTATACAACAAAGACAGGATGGTACTTTACCAACCAATTTTGAAATGCCTAGTAAATAGGCTAATTATTATATAATATCATATCATGGAAAACAAAGAAAATACACCACAAGAGGGTGACTTTAAAATTAAAAAGCGTCCTAAAAAATTATCCAACAACAAACCAGAATCTAACAAAATAGATTTATCTAAAAAGCCAGAAGTAAAAGAAACTGAACCTGCTAAGATAGATTTAAACAAAAATAAAGAAGATGCCGTTCAAACACAAAGCACAAATGATAGCAATGTTATTGTCGAAGAAAAGAAAAACGAGACAAGTAGCGAAAAAGTGGTTGAAGAAGTACGGAGCACCGAAGAAATAATTTCGCCAATAGTAGAAGTAAAAGAAGAAGAAGAAGTTAAAGAAGAAGTTAAAGAAGTTACTAGTGAATTAAAAGAAGCTATAAGAGATGAAAAAGTAACAGGGAAACCTTTACCAGAAAACATCGAAAAACTAGTTTCGTTCATGGAAGAAACAGGTGGAACAGTTGAAGACTACGTAAGGTTAAATGCTGATTATTCATCAGCTGACGATGTTACTTTATTAAAAGAATTTTATAAACAATCTAAACCTCACTTAGATAACGAAGAAATTGAGTTTTTACTTAATGATGAATTTTCGTATGATGAGGAAGAAGATGATGAAAAAACTGTACGTAAGCGAAAGCTTGCAATAAAGGAAGAGGTTGCTAAAGCCAAAAACTTTTTAGAGCAAACAAAGAGTAAGTATTACGACGAGATCAAGTTGAGACCGGGCGTTACTCAGGAGCAACAAAAAGCAATGGATTTTTTCAACCGATACAATAGTGAGCAAGACAAGGTAAACAAGACTCGTGAAGATTTTATTGATAGATCAAACAAGTTTTTTAATGAAGATTTCAAAGGTTTTGATTTTAAATTAAAAGATAAAAATGTGAAATATCAAGTTAATAATCCAAGTGAGTTAGCAAAAAATCAAAATGATATTGCAAATTTTCTTAAGAAGTTCTTAAATGAAGATGGGGCAATTACGGATTTAAGTAACTACCACAAATCTTTGTTTGCGGCACAAAACATAGACACTATAGCTAGTCACTTTTATGAACAAGGAAAAGCTGATGCTGTGAAAACAGAGTTTGCTAAATCTAAAAATATTAATTCTGAACCAAGATTATCTCCTGATCCAGATGCAGTATTTTTAGGTGGAATGAAAATAAAAGCGGTTAGTGGAATAAATAGTGCTAAATTAAAAATAAGAAAAAAATAAAAACTCAATATAATGGGACAATTCACAGTGACAAACGCTGGGTTAGCACCTACTCAAGATCAGTCGATCCTTTCTACTAACTATTTACAGTGGAATGATGCAGCTGGAGCTAATTTTGCGGATTTTGCACAACAATATCTACCTGAGCTTTATGAGCAAGAAGTAGAAAGATTTGGTAACAGAACGTTATCAGGTTTCTTAAGAATGGTTGGCGCTGAAATGCCAATGACATCGGATCAAGTAATTTGGTCTGAACAAAATAGATTACATGTTGGTTATGACAATGTAGACAAAGTTGACAACGTAGCTGGTACAGTTTTTACTGTGCAAACACCTCTTGGAGCTGCTCCTAATGAAGTAGTTGTAAGAATAAACCAAAGTATAGTGGTATTTGATCCAGCTTCTGGGTTAACACTAAAAGGTTTGGTTACTGCAGCTGCTAACGATGCTACTCCAGCACCTGGAACTTTTACTTTTACTGCTGTTTGTTATACTGCTGCTACTTTTGGAGCATTAGGTAACTCAGACTTAAAAGTATTTGTTTACGGTTCTGATTTTGCTAAAGGTACTGAAGGAATGATAGGTTCTGTTACTCCTCAAGTAACTCAATTTAGCAATAGACCAATTATCATTAAAGATAAATATTTCGTAAACGGTTCTGACACTGCTCAGATCGGTTGGATTGAAGTTGCTACTGAAGATGGTACATCTGGATACTTGTGGTATATGAAAGCTGAATCAGAAACTAGATTAAGATATGAAGATTATCTTGAAATGGCTATGGTTGAAGGTGAAAAAGCTACTGCTACTTCTGGTGTTACTGTTAACACTGCTGCTAATAACTACGGTACAGGTACTGAAGGTTTATTCGCTTCTCTAAACGCTAGAGGTAATGTATATTCTGGATTTGCTGGTGCTGCTGCTCCTGGAGCTGGTGCATTAGGAGATTTTGATGCTATCTTACAACAATTAGATTTACAAGGTGCTATTGAAGAAAACATGTTATTCTTAGACAGAGCTACTGCTCTTGATTTTGATGATATGATTGCTGCTCAAGCTGGTGGAGGTTTTGCTTCTACTCAGTCTGCATCTTATGGTTTATTTGATAACGAATCAGAAATGGCTCTTAACTTTGGTTTCTCTGGTTTTAGAAGAGGTTCTTATGACTTCTATAAAACTGACTGGAAATATTTAAATGATGCTTCTACTAGAGGTATGGTTACAAATATCAAAGGTGTGTTAGTTCCTGCTGGAACTTCTACAGTTTACGATCAAATGTTAGGATCAAACATCAGACGTCCTTTCTTACACGTAAGATATAGAGCTTCTGAAACTGATGATAGAAGAATGAAGTCATGGATCACTGGTTCTGTCGGTGGTGCTTATACTTCTTCTCTTGATGCTATGGAAGTACACTATCTATCTGAAAGATGTTTAGTAACACAAGCTGCAAACAATTTTGTATTGTTTACATCTTAATTAATTATTAACATTTAAAAGATAAATAAAATGGGATATATATCATTTCTAAAAGCAAGCGGTGAAGTAGATTTACTTCCTGCTGAAAACGTGATACACGTAAGTACTGCTAGCGCAACTGAGATCAATATTGATTACGCGCCTATGTTTGGTACTGGTATTTATATGAGAGCTGAAGTTACATATGCTTCGACAAGTGGAGTTACTAATCCTGACGTAAGGAAAAAAGTAAACGCTGCTATTGAACTAGCTAATGGAGCTTCTGGCCCTGCTATACCTGTTGGTTTACCAACTTTGGTAGCTAGTGTTGATATTGAAAAAGTAGAAATACCGTAAACTATATATAAAAGATCCCGCTTCGGCGGGGTCTTTATTAATTATTATATTATATTATATTATGGAAAAAACAAACAAAAAACATGCAGCAAAAGCTGTAGAAACGGTTGAAAAAATCGTTGAAACTCCTAAAGTTGAAAAAGATACTTGGGAAATAAAAGATAGACTTTATTATCTTACACACGATTATGCACCGTTAACTTACACTTTACCATCAAGACACACAAGAAGATTTCCTTTATTGTGGTTTGATCCTAAAGAAGGTAAGCAAAAAGAAATTAGACATGCTTCTAACCAAAATAGCCCATTTGTTGAAGAGCAAAAGGGTGAATGCACTATGGAGCATATAATATTTAAAGACGGTACTTTATTTGTTCCTAAAGAAAAACAAGCTTTGCAAAAGTTATTATCTTTATATCATCCGCAGAAAGGTAAAAGATACGAAGAGAAAGACGACGTAAAAGAAGCTGTTGATGATTTAGAATATTTAGAGTATGAGTTTCAAGCATTATCTTTATCTAGAGAACTAGATATTGACCATGCAGAAGCTATATTAAGAACTGAAATTGGTTCTCAAGTTAATAAGATGAGTTCTAAAGAACTTAAAAGAGATTTGTTAGTGTTTGCTAAAAACAATCCTACTTTATTCTTACAACTTGCTAATGATGAAAATATACAATTAAGAAACATTGCTGTTAAAGCAACTGAAGAGCGTATAATTACATTGTCACAAGATCAAAGAACATTTTCTTGGGCTTCTAATGGTAAAAAGTTAATGAAAGTACCTTTTGAAGAAAACCCATACTCAGCGTTTGCTGCTTTTTTAAAGACAGACGAAGGAGTTGAAGTTTTTAAATCAATTGAGAAAAAACTAAAATAACAAGTGATTATAATTAAGGGTGGTTTTATCGCCACCCTTTTTTTTTAAAAATATTAAAATGGCAATAAACGTAAATACGGTATATACCACAGTGTTAACTGTCCTAAATAAAGAACAAAGAGGATACCTAACACCTGACGAGTTTAATAAAGTCGCTGCTCAAGCTCAATTAGAAATATTTGAAGACTTTTTTGAGCAATATAACCAGTATATACGTATGCCAAAAACAGATGTAGAGTTTGCTTCTCGTATGGATAAAATGAAAGACGAGTTTCAAGTATTTGAAAAAAACGCAGCTGCATCTGCTGTTGCTGGTAATGTATACACTTTACCAACTGACCTACATAGGTTTGGATCAGCTTTTTACGAAAAAGCAATAGGATCTCCTGAAATAGAAATAGTTAGCAAAAGAGAATATCATCAACAAACTCTTTCACCTTTATTGCAACCTAGCATTAATCATCCAATAGCTATTTACCAAGAAAACAAATTAACGGTTTATCCAGCTACAAGCAACCCATCCACTGCTGATATTGGTTTTAACTACATAAGAAAACCATTAGATCCAATATGGGCATATGGAGTAGGTGGTTTAGGACAATATGTATGGGATGGAACACCTGGGTTCAGTTTAACACCTGTTATACCATCAACTGGATCAGTTAATTTTGAAATAAGTAGTATGCAACAGACTGAACTTATATTAAAAATATTGCAATACGCAGGTGTTATAATAAGAGATCAAGCAGTTATACAAGCAGCTTCTTCTCAATTAAACCAAGATACTCAAAATGAAAAATCATAATAAATGGGATTAATAACTGAAACAAACGCACAATATTATTCTGGTCAACAAGTTTTTACATCTTTAAATGCGGTTGTAGATCCTACTTTTGCATGTACATTTAACACCAATGTTGTTAGTGCTTACGATAGCGCTGGATTACAAAT